CGCTCTGGGCTGCGGATGAAGACCAACCGGGGCGACTTTGACGAGGCCGCAGACGAGTTTCTCAAATGGACTAAAGCTGCTGGTAAAGTTCTACCCGGCTTGGTTAAGCGCAGAAAAGACGAACGTGCCATGTATTTGTCGGGAGTTGTGTAATGCCTGCTTCGATGACTTTTACCAGCTTACAGTCCGACATTCGCAACTACCTTGAGCGAGGCGGCGCGACTGACCCTATTGTTTACGAGCAGATTCCTCGTTTAATTACTTTAGCTGAACGACGAATTGCGCGTGAACTTAAGATCCAAGGGTTCCAGAATGTCGTGACAATGGCGATGCAAACCGGCGTTGCGGTGTATGCCAAGCCTGATCGGTGGCGCGATACGGTCAGCATTAACTACGGCACGGGCACCGGGAACAACACTAGGGTGGCGGTATTTCCGCGCTCTTATGAGTACATCAGGCAGTATTGGCCCAATGAGACCGAAACTGATGCACCAGAGTTCTATGCGGATTACAATTATCAGTATTGGATTTTTGCGCCGACACCAGACGCGACCTATCCGGTAGAGATCCTGTATTACGAACTGCCGCCGTTGCTGGACGATGCAAACCAGACCAATTGGCTTTCGGAATACGCCCCGAACCTGTTGCTGTATGGGGCATTGGTTGAAGCGACGCCTTTTGTGAAAGACGACCAGCGTGTGCAGCTGTGGCAATCGTATTATGATCGTGCGCTGGCGGCGCTAAACGGCGAAGATTTGCAGAAGATTGTTGATCGGTCTACGAACCGGCGCGAGGCATAACCATGACCGCATCCTTTACACAAACTTTCGGCGGCACGACTCTTTATCCAAGTGATGTCTCGTATCGCTATGTATCTCTGACCATTAGTCAGACTGTGGATTGGCCTTTAGAGACTGCTCCGACGAACGACGTTGTGGCGTCCATCATGGACATCAATGCTACGACAACGAGTCTGGTCATTACGATGCCGGATGCGACTGAGGCATCCACGGGTCAGACGGTGCTCTTTAACAACGTGGGGTCAAACACCTTTACGGTTAAGACGAACACTGGGGTGCAGATTTGCGCTCCGACTTCGGGCAGCACGTTTCAGATTTACCTGACTGACAACAGCACGGTGTCGGGTACTTGGCGGTCGTTCCAGTACGGGGCAGCGGCATCTGCGGCGAATGCGTCGGCTCTGGCTGGTCTTGGGCTGAAGGCGATTGCTACGACGCTGAACCAGTCTGCTCCGGTTTCGACCTTTAACACCAACTACACGACGGGTGTGAGCGACCGTGCCAAGGCGCTGATTTGGACGGGTGGTTCAGGAACCTTGAGCGTGACCGCTGCTCCGACCTTGGGCAATGACTGGTTTGTGCAGGTTCGTAACAACGGCACGGGCGACTTGACGATTGACCCCAATAGTTCAGAGTCGATTAACGGCGCTTCGACGCTTGTGTTGTCGCCGGGGGACTCCTGCATCATCGTGACGGATGGTGTTCAGTTCTGGACGATTGGTTTTGGCCAGTCTGCCATTTATGCCTTCAGCGTGTTGCAGATTGACGTTGCTGGGTCGGGTAACTACACGCTGTCGATTGCCGAACTGAACAAGACGGCTTATATCTTCACGGGTTTGCTGACTGGTAACCGGGACATCATTGTTCCGACGACTGCCCAGCAGTACTGGGTGAGCAACCAAACCACGGGTTCGTACACCTTGGGGGTTCGCACTTCGGGTCAGGCATCGCCGGGTGTGACGGTATCGCAGGGTGCGCGGGCCATCTTGTACTGCGACGGTACGGATGTGGTGGATGCTGATACGTCCACGATTGGTATCCCGCTTTCTGTGGCGCAAGGTGGTACGGGTGCTACGACGGCATCGGGTGCTAGAACCAATCTTGGAGCTACGACGGTAGGTAACGCGGTGTTTATTGCTGCGAGTACTTCAGCGGCCCAGATTGCCTTGGATCTTGACCCCATCAAGGGTGGCACGTACTAATGCCTTTGCAGCCAGTTGTTCTGCGTCCGCAACCCGGTATCAAGCGGGACGGTACGAAGTTTGAAGGCAACTATTACGTTGACGGGCAGTGGTGCCGGTTTCAGCGTGGCCTGCCGAGAAAGATGGGCGGTTATCGTGCACTGCAAGATCGGCTAGATGGTATTGCGCGTGGCATGCATATTCACAACCACAACGGCTATACCTATGTCCATATTGGTACATCGGACGGGGTGTTTCGTTTTCGGTTAAGCCAGAACGGCAACAGCAGTATTGTTACCAATCGGACGAACCCGTATTACGTTAGCGACATTGATGCCATGTGGCATTTTGATGTGGCGTATAACACCACAACCAATCAGAACGAAATTCTGGCGCATGTATCGTCGGATCTGGAAGACATTTCGTCTGATGCCAATGGCGCTTTGTATCGCGGTTACGACAACGGCACGGGCGCTTTGGACTTGGTTCCTGCGGTCACGGTGTCTGGCGGAATTGTGGCGCTTGCGCCGTATGTGTTTGCGTATGGCACCGATGGTTTTGTGCAGTGGAGTCGTGCGGGATATACGGATGACTGGAGCGGATCTGGCTCTGGCGCTGCCCGTGTAACCAGCCAGAAGATCGTCAAGGGTCTTCCACTGCGAGCCGGTGCTGGCAATGCTCCGTCTGGTCTCTTTTGGTCTTTGGACTCTTTGGTTCGTGCGACGTATGTAGGTGGATCGTCCATCTTCAACTTTGACACCATTACCTCGCAGTCAAGCATTCTCTCTGGGCAGAGCGTGATTGAGTACGATGGTTTGTACTTCTGGTGCGGCGTTGACCGCTTCTTGATGTTCAACGGTGTTGTACGCGAAGTGCCGAACCAGCTTAACCTGAACTGGTTCTACGACAACTTGAACTATGCTCAGCGTCAAAAGGTCTTTGCGTTCAAAGTACCGCGCTGGGGCGAGATCTGGTGGTGCTACCCCCGTGGCAACGCTACTGAATGTACTCATGCTGTGATTTACAACGTGCGTGAGGAAACGTGGTACGACACCATTCTGCCCAATGGCGGGCGATCTGCCGGTCAGTATGCGCAGGTGTTTAGTTCTCCGCTGGTAATTGGTGTCATTGACACTGAGGCGACGCAGCCTATTTATCGCATCACGGATACTGGTGACTTGCGCGTAACTGAAGACGGTAGCCCCAGAATCATCAACGACCCGAAGGGGTATGTGGTGTGGCAGCACGAGTACGGAGTGGATGAGATCAACGGCACTCAGATCAGGCCGGTGCAGTCGTACTTTGAGACTTCTGACATGTCGCTTCTTGCTTCAGAAAACCCGCAAAACATGGCCCTTCGCGTTGAGATGATTGAGCCAGACTTTGTTCAGGCAGGCGACATGACGGTTCAGGTTACGGGCCGTGCCAATGCCAAGTCTGCTGAGGTTACGAGCGACCCACAGACCATTTACTCCTCTCCCCAGACCAAGCAGCAGCAGTTGGTGTATTTCCGCGAGATTCGTCGCGAGTTGCGCTTTAGGTTTGAGAGCAACGTGATTGGCGGCAATTACCAGATGGGGCAGACGATTGCTCACATCGAACCGGCTACGGGCACGATTCTGGGAGAGAACCCGTGAGTCTTTTAACAGACCCGCGATTTCATTCTTTGCAGAATTGGGCTGATTACACTGTGCTTGACTTAGAGTCTTATGGTCCTATTGCTCGTCTTGAGAAAGAAAACGAGTGGCAGAATTGGGGCGCAGGAATAATTGGGATTAATGGTATTTCGCAACGTAATCCGCCGTCGCCGTATCAGTTTTCAGACTGGCGTGAATGGGCTCTTCGGTTTTACCAAGTTTTGGATTAGGTGAGTCATGGCTAATTTCTACACGTATGGTGACATGCCTGATGTTGAAGAGGCCGTTTCGGGCATTTCTTCTAAAGATATGGATTCAATCCTGTCTCAATACAGTCCTGAGGCTGCGCCATCTGCTGTTTCGGATGTAGGTGCTTTAGAAGAATTTTTGCCTGCTGAAGAAAGGCTTAGTGTTTCTGATGAACAGGAACTGATTGCAGCCCGAGAGGCGCAGTTGGCTCGTGAAGCAGCCATGGCAGAGCGTGCAGAGGCAGAAGCCCGGACAGCCCGTGAGGCAGCGGCAGCGCGTAAAGAACAAGAGCGCATTGCAGCAGAGCAGGAGAGTTTGGCGGCTGCACGTGCGGCAGAAGAGGCTAGGGCTGCTGAGGCGGCTAGGGTTGCTGAGGCGGCTAAGGCTGCTGAGGCGTCTCCGATTGAGTCAGCAAGTTCATTCGTTGAGCCGAAGACTCCTGAGCAAGCCAAGGCCATGCAAGAGTCCTATGCACTGCTTACTCAAGCCGATGCCGCAAGGATGGAGCCGATTGGTGCGCTGAACTTTGCGTTGGACTTTGGCGGCGGTGGCGGTGGTGGATTGCCCACGGTTATTGAGAAGTCGCTGTATGCCCCTGAGGAGACTGATGCTGAAAAGGCTATGCGCGAGGAGATCGCCAAGTCTTATGTGGCTCCTCAGAAGGCTCCTGAAGTTTCAACTGCTGAAGTAGCAAAAATGTCTGGTCTTTCTGAGGAAGATCTTACCGCTGCCCAAAAGCAGATTAGCGAACCCTATCTTGAGCGCAATGCGATTCTTTCGGAGATTGGCGACCGACTGAAGGCTAATGACTTCAAGGGTGCGTTTGACGTCGCGCTGAAGGCTGAGCAGGAAGGCAAGGGGATGTTCTTTGAGAACATTATTGACCCCGACAAGATGCGTTACCTGCGTGGCCCGATGACGGCAGATGAAATGCGCAAGTTCTATGCCGAGCTGCCTCAGGATGAATACTTAAAGCGATATGGTGATCGTAGCGACTTTATTTCCGAGCGTGCCTTGGAGAGAAACCTTGCGGAACTGGGTGGCAAGGCTGGATTTGCTGATCCGCGAGCGGGGTTAAAGGCAAAAGAGTCTGTAATAACTGACGCCATTAAGTTTGCAACCGAGTACGGGCTTGATGCAATTATGGCTGCGGCAGGAATTCCCCCAACGTTTGCTGCGCTAACTAAAGCCGCTCAAACTTATGCGGAAACAGGCGGCAACATGGAGGCTGTGCTTAAGGCCGCTGCGGCGACTTATGTTGGAACGACTGTTGGCCAAAAGGTTGGAGACTTGATCCCATCTTCTAGTGCTGTATCAAAAGCAGCAGAGTCGGCTGTAGAGAAAGCTGCTACTCAAGGTGTTGCTGCTGGGTTAACCGGCGATGCTCTTGCTGAAGTTGTGGTTCGTGCCGCTGCTGAACAGGGGCTTGGCTCTGCGGTTACCGGGACGCTTGTTTCCAAGGCAATTGACAATGCTTTGCGTAATCAAGCAGAGGCAGGTCTTGAGCAAATTGAAGTATCTACTTTTAAGCCAAGTCTTGAGAAGGCTCTTGCAAGCACCGTTACAACTGGTGGCGTTCAAGATATTTTGTCTGAGCGTCAGATACAAGAGGCTAAAGAGGCCGAGCAGAAGGCTGAAGAGGAGCTTGAAGAAATTAAGGTTACTGGGAAAAAGCCTTTTGATCCTGCACTAACTCTTGGCACTCCTGACATTTCAAAAGAAACCAAAACTGATCTTTCAGAGGAAACGACTGAGTCTAAATCTCCGCTGTCTGAAGAGGAACTTGAAGAAATTAAGATTACTGGGAAAAAGCCTTTTGATCCCGCGCTAACTCTTGGCACTGGCGATTTGACTGAAGGATTTAAAGATCCTAATGTTGATCCTGTAACTGGAGAGCAAGAAGTTGTTGTTAAAGGAACTAAACCGCAGCCTATTGACGTTAAAGATGTCGCTATTGGCTTGGTCACTGGTGCTTTAACTGAAGGTTTTACAGATCCTAATATTGATCCTGTGACTGGAAAGCCAAAGGAAACGCCAAAAACAGAAAAAGAACTGGACAAAATTCAAGAAAATTTGGCTAAAGCATCTACTGTTGTTGCTCCCTCCTTCTTAGACAAACTGAAAGACCTGCTGGGCGACTACGCCACCCCTGAGAACATCCTGAAGCTCCTCGGGGGTCTGGCGGCTGGAACATCCTCTTCGGGGACTACGACTAAAACTACGGGCACTGGCGTCACTGGTGGTCTGGGCGGAGCGTTGCCGAAGTACGAAATCAAGCGTACCCAGTTGAGTCCGGACATTGACTACTACACCTACGGCACCCGTCCGGAAGCGCGGTTTTTTGAGTACGCCCAGAAAGTGGTTGAACCGACGCAGCCACCGGCCAAGGAGCCTGAAACGGGCATGGCTACAGGGGGTCTGACGGGGTACGCCGCCGGGGGGTCTAACCGCTCACGATATATGGCCGGAGAAGGCTCTGGTCGGGACGACAAAATTCCGGCACTTCTCAGCGACGGGGAGTACGTAATGGACGCTGAAACCTTGGCTCTTTTGGGCGACGGCTCGACCAAGGAGGGGGCCCGTAGAATGGACCAATTCCGTGCTAATATCCGGAAGCACAAGGGTCGTGCCCTATCGCGTGGCCAGATCAGTCCGGACGCTAAATCGCCTGACAAGTATATGGGCGGAGGGTTGACCTAATGAGCATCGTAGACTTTTTGTTCGGTGGCAAAGCCCCGACTGCTGGTTCGTCAACGACTACGAGCAGCATTCAGTTGCCTGCGTGGTATAACGAATACGCTGCGGACATCCTTGGCAAGTCTAAAGCCATTGGCGATCTTCCTTATGCGACCTATACCGGCCCGCGTATTGCGGACTTTACAACCACTGAGCGCGAAGGATTTGAGAAGGCCAAGACAGCGGCTGGAGCATACAAGCCGTCGCTGAAAGAGGCTTACGATGCCTTGGGGGCGTCTAAGAAGTACAGCGGCCTTGGGGCTGCGGAAGATGCGCTCTCTAGGGCAGAGAAGATGTCTGGGGCCGGTGCTGCGAGGGACTACTTCTCTAAGGCAGCGGGTGCTTCTGGGGTAGCGGCGGCGCAGCCTTATCTTGCCTATGCGGCAAGGACTTTCCCTGAAGCTGCTGCGGAATACATGAATCCGTACACCAAAGCGGTTGTTGAACAAATCGCAGATGTTGGTGTAAAGCAACTTCAGGAAAAGTATCTCCCGGCGGTAGGCGAAGAGTTCATTCGCTCTGGTCAGTTTGGCGTGGGTCCGGGCAGTACCCGTATGGGAGAGTTTGGCGCTCGTGCCCTACGCGATGTCCAGCAGTCTGTTTTGGGTGAGCAGAGCAAGGCGTTGCAGGCTGGTTATGGTCAGGCAGCGGACATCTTCGCTCGCGACGTTGAGCGTATTTCTGGCATTGGCGGGAAAATTGGTCAGTTGACGGGCGAGGACGCTTCTCGACTTGCTGACATCGGCAGGGCTGCGGGTCAGTTGACTTCGGCAGACGCTGAACTGTTGAGCCGTATTGGTAGTACTCGTGGCGAGCTGTCGCTCAAGGATGCTGAGAACCTTCGGGCTTTGGCTGATAAGTATATGAGCGCTGCCGAGACGGAACAGGTTCTGGGTGGTCGCGAAGCCAAGACCTATATGGACATTGGCGAGAAAGAGCGCGAGATGAAGCAGAAGAATCTGGAACTTGCTTACAAGGACTTTCTTGAGCAGGAGAAGGATCCGGAGCGCAAGCTTGCTTTCATGGCTGAAATCCTTAAAAGCATTCAGCTTCCGCAAACCACAATAGTTGAAAAGTCTGAAACGCCGGGCTCTGCGGGTGAGGATCCACTGATTAAAAAGATCATTACTGGCGGCGCTGGTGTTAATGAGATTTTAGAACTCATTGAAAAGTACTTCCCTAAAAAGGACGCGCCGTAGGGCGGTTAACGGAGTAAGCTATGGCTCTTTTTGATGAAGACGAAGAAGCAGGTCTTGAAGACGAACTTCAGGACGAGACCGTTGACGAGACCGCTGATGAAGAGGCTCCCTCTGGACCTCTTGATTCATTAGCGTCTATTGCGGAACTTCGCAATCAGTTGTCCTCTGCTTCTTCTGAGGCGAAAAAGAACCGTAAGGTCCTTGAAAAAATTCAAGCAGCAAGGCTCAAGTTGCTAGAGGCCCCCAGCCGTAAAGAGGCGTTGATGGGTCTTGCGCAAAAACTTGCTGCTCCGCGAACTGAGGGTGATCCTCGCTTTTATGAGCGACAGAACCTGTATACCTTCTTGCGCGACGTTGGCGAGTACGGTCAGGAACAAAAGCAAGCTGAGAAAGAGCGGCTGGCTAAGATCGCTGCCCTTGAAGAGATGGGGGCTAAGTACGGTCTCACTGAGGCGCAAAAGACTCAAGAATCTGCTATGCGTGGCCTGACCTCTTTGGCTCAAAGGCAAATGATGATTGAGGCTCAGAAGGGAAGGCCAAAGTCTCTTCAAGCCGATGCTCAAAAGATCATTGATCTTCAGTCAATTATTAATGACCCTAAAAGATCAACTGAAGAAAAACGGGCTGCACAGCGTGAGCTTAATTCAATTGGAGCCGCTGATTCTAGCGGACTCAGCCCCGCAGATGTGCGTTCTATTCGTTTAGAAGTTGCCTCAACTCTTTCTGGTCCAAAGGATAGGCTGACCACAATTAATGAGGGTTTGAGCAATCTTGGCCTTGCTATTAAGGGAAACCCGCAAGCTGAGGCTCAACTTAATAGATCTCTTGCGACAATTTCTGGAGACAAGCAGCTTAGTATGGCTGAAGTTGAAAGCGTTGTTGGAGCAGGATCTTTTGCTCAGCGCGTAACCAATGCTATTTCCAAGTTCTTTACTGGCGGCGCTGGTGACTTGACCAACGAGCAAAAGAAAGAGCTGCTTGAAACTTACGAGGCGTACTACGCCAATCAATACAACAATTCAAGAAAACGGTTGAAAAACATTTATTCTGGTGCTGGTTTAACAAATCTTCCTGAAGACATTTTTGACTCGCCTTATATTAGCGTTAACGAAAGGAGAAATCGCAGAAGAAGCGAAGGCCCACCTGCTGGTAGTGAAGTTAAAACACCTGCGCAATTGGCCGCAGATGAACTTTTACGCCGCGAACAGGCTAAAAAGAAATAAAAGAGGACTATTACATGGCAAACATTGACTACAGCAAGCTTTCAGATGAAGAGTTGGAAGCCATTAAAAGTGGTGACTATTCCAAACTTTCTGAAGAAACTTTGAGAATGCTTGCTGGAGAAAAGTATGTTTCTGAGCCTGTTGCTCCTTCGCCCACTTCCAAACCAGCCCCTGCTGTATCGGGGGAGCCGCAAGAGGAAGTTGGTGTTATTGACTATTTGATTAACGCTGCAAAAAGAGGTCTTACTGGAACTACTTCTGCCATTGGCGCTGCTTACGAAACTGGCGCAGAAATGATGCGTAAAGGTCGTGAGATGCAAGAGCGTTCTCAGCGCGAAAAGATGGGCGTAGAAGAGCGCATGGAAATGCTGCGACAAAGCGGTTACTTCCCAAGCCTTTCTAAACTTGCAGAAAAGTATGGCGAAAAACAAAGGGCTGCGGCTCGCGTTACAGGAGCTCGCGACTTAACCGCTCCCGGTCTCGTTACTGAAATTGTTGGTGCAGGGGTAGAATCTGCAACAGATCCTTTAGGTCTAATTGGAAAAGCAAAGCCATTGCTCGTAGCAGGGAGATCTGCTGGAGAGTTTTTAACTGGCGTTGCCGCTGATATAGGTGGCCGTGGTGGAGCTGCGGCTGAAAAGGCTGTTTTTGGAGAAGAGTCTGGCGCTGGAAGGCTTGCCGGGGCTCTTTTGGCCGGTGGAGCAAGCGCAGCTAAACGAGAAACTGCGGCTAATTTGGCAGAGCAATCTGCTCCAGTTGTTTCTCGTGCAGTCGATATGGTTAAACAAGTTGTTCTTAAAGGGAAACCCTCTGAAACAGAGCAACAAATTATTACTGGCGCTGCTAAACGATTGCTTGATTTTGCCGTTCAAGAGCAAGGCACAAAGTCCATTGATGAAATTTTGAAAGAAGCCAGCGAAGCGTCTAAGTTTGCAACCGGAAAAGACGCTCCATTGTTTGTTGCAATGGCTGACAACCCAATTATTAGACAGCAAGTCATTCGTCTTGCTAAAACAGATCCTGTTTTTCGTCAACAAGTAAATGATACCTTGGCTGGCTTAAAGGGGGATATGCGGAGCAAGGTTGAAAAGATTTTTGGCAGTCGCTATGAAGCCAAGGGTGCTGAGCGATCTGTATTTGACCCTGATTATAAGCCGGGAAAACAGGTTGCCTCTGGACTTGATGTTGGCAATGTGGTTCAGCGCAGAGAAGTTCTGTCCAAGAGAATTGAAGACATTGCCTCTGGGTTTGAGCCTACGACTACAAAAGAAGCTCTTGGAGAGCGAATTGAGGGATTGATTGAAGCTAGGAAAAAAGTTGTTGGAGATGAGATGTCTCCAAAGTACAAGGCTCTTACTGATGATGCCGTTGCCAAGGGGGTTGAAATGCCCCCAGAAGGCGTACAGCAAATTTATGATTTTGTTGAACAGAACAACTTGAGAGATATTTTTGGCAAAGGAACTGAACTTGACAAACAAGTTATGAAGTTTCTTAAGCCAGCAGAAGAGTTGTCTCCAAGCACAGGCGATATTGTTCGGGTTTATCCCACGCTGTCTTTTGAAAACGTAGACTCTTTAAAACGCGCAATTAACAAATTAAAGCGTGGCCGAATGAGCCCTGACTCTCTTCGGAGAGTTGAGCAGCTTGAAGATGCCTTTGATGAGGCGAGAAAAACCATTCCGGGTGAATTTAGCGAAAAGCTGCGTGCAGTTGACCGAGAATACTGGCAGAAAGTTGGCGTTCCTTTTGGTGCTCAAGGCATCAAGGACATCGACTCTAAAACCTATGCAACTCAAGTTGCCCCCGTTATTCTAAAGAATACCGAATCTTTCAATCAGTTTGTTCGTGCTGCTGGAAAGGAAGAGGGATTTAAGGTAGCCGAAGATTCCATCATTAGCGACATTTATGACAAGGTTATAGAAGATGGGGTCATCAAGCCTTCCAAGTTGGCAAGTTACATAAAGACTAAAGAAGGAATTATTAATCAGATTCCCGGCTTAAGAGAAAAGCTTACGACTGCTCTTTTAGACGATTCTCAAGTCAGGGCAAGAATTGACGCTCTTGATGATGCCGCAAACGCAGCTCAGAAGCGTATTTCTGATAACGCTTTGACTAAATTTGATGCGCCAAATTATAACGCATTGGCTCGCTCGTTTATGGTTGATCCCGGCGCTAGAGCCAAGTTGATGCGTGATATTGGCGATCTTGATGCTGAATCAGCTCGGGCTGTTCGCCGCACTCTTCGTGCTGAAGTCGTTGATTTAGCTGACAACAATCCAAGCGGGTTTGTTAATTATTTAATGGACCCAAAAAACAAAGATGCCTTAGATCAGATCTTTGGTTCTGCTTTCCAGCCTGCGCTTCGGAAGGTTGGGTTGTTGGCTGACAAGGTTTCTCAAGCCGACATCAGCAAGGTTGGCATGAGTGTTGGCACTGAAAAGCTTGACGTTTTGGAGCAAAAGGCTAAGGGCCTGAGTGTTCCAAAAGTTATGTCTATTTATCGCGACAGAATTACCAGCATTCCTCAGAAAATTACCATTCTAATGTCGCGTATTAATGCCGCTAAAATGTCTGGCAAAACCGACGAAGCCATTAAAGAGTTGTTGCTTGATCCAAACGGCGTGCAAAAGCTTGCTAAAGTCGCGGCTGATATTGACTTTTCTGTTGATGCCGCTGGCAGGGTTAAGAAACTTGCTAATGCCGTCTCAGATGTAATGCCCCGTGCTTTGTACAGTTCTGGTAAGACCGCTGTAGCCGGTGAGGAGCGGGAACTTCGCCAAAAGCAACGGCAGAAAGAAATGGCAGAAGATATTTTTGTTGGTGGCTTTGAAGGAAACTTAGAAGAACCTGTTGAGCCCGAGTCTGAGGAAGAACCTGCCGCTGCTCCCGCTGAGGAACCCGCTGCTCCTGAGGCTGAGCCGTATACCTACGAAAGCCTGACTAGCGAGCAAAAGGACAAGTTAAGTCAATATCTGACTTCGCTGGGTCTTAACAAAGACTTTCTGATGAGCGCACAAAACTTTAACGCAACTCCTTTAGAGAAGCGGCAGAAACTCTTTGCGGCTATTCAAGCGAGAAACATGGCCGAAGGCGGTCTTGTAACCCCCGGCAACATCGATGTCAGCAAACTCCCGGCTGTCCGAAATCCGGATGGGACTGTCAGCACTGTTCGCTCTATGAGCGTCAATATTAATGGCAAAGAGGTATTGATCCCGACTGTAATCAATGGTCGGATTGTGTCGGAAAAAGACGCTATTAATCAGTACATGAGAACCGGGCGGCACCTTGGTATTTTTGATACTCCCGAATCGGCTACGACCTACGCTCAAAAGCTCCATGAAATGGAAGCCCAGCGCGTCAAAAAGGCTCGTGGCGGTCCCGTCTACACCCCGCAGGAAGAACTCTTGCTAAGACGCTACGCAAGCAGGTAGAGTCAAGCCCATGAAAAAGAAGGACAAGTACACTCCTGTCCAGATTGAGGACGGAAAGTGGTATCGCGTCCGTGGGTATACGCATACAGAGTGTTGCGACTGCGCCTTGGTACACAGGGAAGAATTCCGCCTTGTCGATGGCCATCTGGAATGGCGAGCCGTTCGCGACGATAAGAAGACTCACAAGCGCCGACAAGAGCTTGGGATCCAGTTAAAGGTGAATGATGTCAAAGCGAATCAGTGACGAAGAGTTTATTGACGCTTGGAATAGACTAGGTTCTCCATCTGCCGTAGCAAAATACTTAAAAATGGCCACTAGGGCAGCGGCTTCCCGACGACGAAGCATGGAGAAGAAGTACGGAATATCGCTTCCAAGTGTAATCCCGCCTACCTCCAACACCAGTAAAAAAACGATAGTTGGCAACGCCATTACCAAGTTGTCTGAAGATAGGGCAAGGCGTTATGAAACCGAGATGCACGTTGATGTCAGCGATGCCATTGTTCTGATAGCTTCTGACGCGCACTACTGGCCCCAAATCGTTACCCCTGCGCACGAAGCCTTCTGCAAGTTAGTCAAGTCGCTTAGTCCGGCTTTAGTCATCCTGAATGGAGACATCTTGGATGGGGCCCGGATCAGCAGGCACCCCAGATCCCTTTGGGAGAAACAGCCGGAACTTAAGGAAGAGATCCATGCCGTTCAGGATCGCTGCGGCGAAATTGAGAGGGCTGCTGGCAAGGCAAAGTTGATCCGCACGATTGGCAATCACGATGCCCGCTTTGAGAACTACCTGTGCACCAATGCCCCAGAGATGGAGGAGATGCCGGGGGCAATGCTGCTCGACTACTTGCCGCGTTGGCGGGCTGGCTGGGCGGTGCATGTTAATGCAGAAAGTGAGAGCTGGACGGTTATCCGGCATCGGCCTGTGGGTGGAGGCATCCACGCGGCGTATAACAGCGCTTTACGCTCTGGGGTCAATTACGTCCATGGACACCTGCACAAGCTCCAATACACCCCGTGGGGCGATTACCGTGGCCGTAGGTACGGCGTAGACACAGGCACTCTGGCAGAACCCAAGGGGCCACAGTTTCACTATACAGAGGCTGGGCCGCTTAACTGGGCATCGGGCTTTGCGGTGCTGACATTCAGGGATGGGCGGCTTTTGGAACCTGAAATGTGCGTAGTAATTAACGGGCAGGCTTACTTCAGAGGGCAACGAGTATGATGCGCTGCGGTCAGTGCAAGAACTTTATCAAGACGTATGACGGCGAGGGCTGGTGCTCCCATTCCAAGTACTCAGGAATAGTCATGCTGCATCTCAACGAAGAGTCTTGCCGTGGGCATGGATACGTCAAGGGAAGCGAGTCCGCTCTTCCTGAGGGCTTTGATCCTGAAGAGACTCCACATAAGCTGTGACGATTGACTCAATAAACTCGTCAAACTGATCTGGCGTAAAGTCCAGAAAGTTGTACATCCCGGTGGCTTCGATGTAGTGCCCCGCAGCCGCTGAAGCATCGTTCAAAGCCAGTTTCTCGTTGGGTGATTTGTCGATCATGTAGTCATCCATGCAGCGAAGTGAGCAGAGTCTTTTAGCCCGTCGAGTGATGCCGGGCGGGGGCAGGTACAGGAATCCTCGGGCCTCCCGATTGCACATCGGACATAAACCGAAACTCGACAATTTCTGTGTACTTGCCATTCTTGCGAACCTTAATTTCGGCTGGCTTGCGTAGAGATTCGGACTTCTCAATAGCGTCAGCCGTTGACTTAGGCAGGATACCGGGCCCTGTCATGCGCCGCTGCCACCAGCGAAGTGCCTTATCGTGCGGATAGCCTTTATGGTCAAAGCAGACCCATTCGCTGTGCAGGGCTATCCCGCAGCGGTATTCCACTCGCATAGAGTCAGGACTGCCTGCCTTCTTGTGTAGCCTGTAGGAGACAGAGTTGACCTTAAACCACTCTGAAGGGGCATTCATGCTCATCACTGGCAGCGTCGTTGCCGTCTGGTCAATGGCTATCGGCGTCGGAGGCCATCTGTAGCCGCAATCGGGGCATTCAGACGTTCCAGCAAAGACGATACTCTGGCACTTGGGACAGGTTTTAGTCGGCGCTACGCCTTCTCCGTCGCTCTGGCGGGGCTTCTTGGGGTTGACCCGATCTACCGGCCCATGGCGTGCAATGTTCCCAGCAAAGTCCAGTACCAGACAGTCTTCCTTGCCGGGCGAGTTACGCATCCCTCGGCCCATGATTTGTATATACAAGCCGGTTGACTCTGTAGGCCGAAGTATGGCGAGCAGGTCCACGATTGGCGCATTGAACCCCGTCGTTAATACCCCCATGGACGCCAGTGCGCGGATCTTGCCTGCCTTGAAGTCGCGGACAATCCGGTCACGCTCGGCACTCGGGGTGTCACCAAAAATGGTTTCGCAGCTAACGCCGTACCGGCGGACGATCTCGGCAATGTGGGTCGCGTGTTTAACACCTGCGCAGAAAATCAGCCAAGACTTGCGCTCGGCACCCAACACGACAATCTCACGCACGACCGACTCGTTGACATCGGTACGATCCACTGCCCGCTCCAGTTCACCGGCTACGAACTCGCCACCACGGATGCTGACACTTGAGACATCTAGTCTGGTCTTGGGCTGCTTGGACATCAGCCGGGTAAGGTAACCCTGATCGACCATATCCTTCAGTTCTGCCTCGTAAGAGACGGCATCAAACAGTGCTTCCTTGCCCGCGTGCAGCAGCCCAGAGTCCAGCCGGTAGGGGGTCGCAGTCAACCCGATTACCCGCATGTGCGGATTCATAATCTTCAGGTTGCTCAGAAACCGCTGATACATCGTGTTGGTCTTGCGTGGCACCAGATGCACCTCGTCAATCAACACCAAATCAACTTTCACAAACTTCGATGCCTTCTTATGCACCGACTGAATTCCACAGAATACGATAGGCGGCTCGTAGTCACGCTTCTTAAGACCAGCGGAGTTGATTCCTGCCGGGGCTTCAGGCCAGAGCGTCTTCAGTTCGTCGTGGTTCTGCTTGATCAGTTCGCGAACATGAGTGACTACCAGAATCTTAGTGTCTGGCCAATCTGTCAGCGTCTGGCGACAAAACTCTGCAATCACAACTGACTTGCCAGTCCCCGTGGGCAGAACAATCAGCGGGTTGCCGTCGTTGTCGGCAAAGTATCGAAACGTGCTATCGATGGCTTCTTTTTGATATGGCCTAAGGTTAATCACGAATTTAACTCCGGCTTCGGCATTTTAGACAAAATGATCTCTGCAATCTTCTTAACTTCACGCAGTTCTTTTTTGCTTTCTGAAACGATCAGCGCGTAGGCATACACATCCAGCGCCTTCATAATTACAAACATCTGGTCACTGTTCAGAAGCATCGTCGCCTCAACATCTTCTTCGCTCAAGTCGTCTTGTCGACCCATACGGCACCTCCGGGCATCTTGTACTCAACCCAGTTAGGCCCTGAGTTTATCTGTTCTCCGGGGATCAAATCGGGAACAAACAAGTGACTCCCGCAGCCTTTAACTTGAGCTTCGGTGTCCAAGTCCTTTTGATGCAGTTCGCACTTCCAGCCGCCCTCTTTCAGCGGAGTACTGTGCAGACAGGTTCTACAACTCTTGTGTCTCGGCATGTCCTGTTCGTGGCACATGGAATGGAATGAGCAAATCTTGCACTCGTGCCATGCAGCATCATTGCTAATCTTCAAAAACGGTCTTGGCGAAAAAATAATCCGCTTTGCTTTTTCGATGTACTTCTCGGCTTCGCCCTTGTCGTACTCTGTTACAGCACTCGTTAAGTCACGCACTCCGGGGGAGCCTACTGTCAGGTAATGCTTTGAGGCATTGAAGAAGTGCATGTAGATCTGCGCTTGCGCGTAATACACAATGTCCCAGTTCTTCAGCGCATCTGCTGGGCTCTTAAGTTTCAGCGAGTCCAACTTCTTGAACTTGGCTTCGTTGACGATCTTGCACTCCCACATATACAGCGTCGTTGGGTCTTGCAGTAACCCCATCAGCAAACCGTCGCAGTTGCCGCGAAAGTGACCGCCTAAAGCCTCAAAGGAATGCTGGACACCGGGTTCCTTTTCCGTGGAAAGATCAAGCCCCGGAACCATCCGAAGCAAGTCTGCGACCACCTTTTCACCCCGGTGCCCATCATTGATTCGTCTTAAGCCCGCAGCCTCAATAAAGCCGCGTTTGACCCATCTGAAATTCAGCCACAACTTTCGGTCGCACGAGGCACCAATAGCAGAAGCCCCAAGGTAGGGTCTAGACCTTTGTTCTTGAGATCCCTCTAAGGCAGCGTCAATAGCGAGCAAAGTAGGGTCATGCGTTTCAGGTAGTTTGGCCATGATTTCTCTCAAGGAGAGGACGCGACATCCCAGTGTAGCGGTGGGTGTGTGGGGGAAACACCAAGATGCCGCGCCCTCGCCGTTACTTCTTATGCCGTTCCCAAGGCTTCGGAGCAGCCCCAGCAGGAGCCGCAGCCGGTGCAGCAGCAGGAGCCGCCTTCGGAGTTTCCGTCAGCCCGTAATAGCTGGGACGGGTCTCCAGAGCACCCTGCTTGTTTTCCTTATGCTTAATCACGACCTTGACAGGCTTGAAGTGAAGTTCCTGCGAGTCTGGCGGCGGGAAAGCAAAGCCCACTGCCTTAGAGATTGCCAGCAACTGGAACAAGCCAATCTTCTTGGCCTGATCGTTCGGGTTTTCGATGTTGAGTCGATCCCAAAACTTTCGACCCGGAGCGCAAGGGCCGCTCACAACGTCAAACTCCAGCCACAGATACTGACCCGTGCCAGCCTTGGTAGGCCGCAAGTCGGACTGCACAATCTGCATGGTGTACTCACCCGCCGGAAGAAGCGTGTTCTCTTGCGGGGCCTCAACGCCATCAAAAGCGTTTGCATCAAAATTTAACTTAGCCATTTTACTCTCCGATCACGTTTGTCATTGCAGTGCTCAAGGCATCCGCAAACTTGGAATAGTCGAGGGGAACCATATCAGGCAGCGGCCATCGACTCTTGGCCTGCCAGCCCGGACGCTCCTGCGTGTACAGTACACGACTGCCGGTGCCAATTGCGCGAGTGACCTTCTGATTGAAGCCCACATCACTTTTGACAGTAGTGTATTGCTGGTTAGCAAACATCAGGATGTCACACCATTCGCTGATGAGACTCGCGCTGCCGTGGTGCAGATCCAACTGATAGCGGTCATACGGGTCAGCCAGCGGATCGTCGAATCGCTTGACCTGTGTATGCGCCAACAGCACAACCTGCATGTTCTTGACAGTGCGCAAGTGATCGAAGCCTTCCAGCAATTGCTTCCAGTAATCACCTGCCGCCTTGTAGCCGCGCCCGTAACCGATGGCGTCAATAGTAGCCACGTTGTTGTCCTGCGCGACGCGCTTGTGGATCAACTGCTCCGCCCAATCCGCTGAGTCGAGCACAACCGTATTGAAGTCGTGATCCTCAGAGGCCAGCGAACCAATCGATTCCATCATTTCATCAAAAGACTGCGATACCGGGAAAGCCGTTGCATTGACCGCATCCAAGCCCTCTTCGGTCTGAATAAAGACCGGGTTCGGAGCCTGTGCAGCAAAAGTGGACTTACCGATGCCGTGGGTGCCGTAGACCACAATCCGTGGCGGTCGGGCAGTGCCTGTTTTGCGTAAACTTTGAAGTGAAATAGCCATCTCATGCTCCCATAACAATTGATACAGTGGTTTTTGCGGGTGCAACAGTCAGCGCCGGAGCAAGCATCTTGTAAAGTTGCGGCTCATTGTTCGCAAGGTACTTGACACCAGTCTCGTCCAAGGCTCGCTTCACCGGCCACAAGTTCTCAGGGATCTTGTGCGACAAAGTGTCGAACGCTTCCCAGTCAATCTTGCGGTTAACTCGTCCGGTGATGGTCACCTTGTAGTCGCCCACTGAGTGGGTCTTACTTCCCTCGTCGCGCTTGCCAAGGACTGCGACAAGTTCTTCTTCCAGCGCTATCCGTTTTGCTTCAGCCTCCTTCTCAGCCTGCTTGGCCTTGAAGAGATCTTCGGCAATCTCAAGTTCAGTTCTCATTTGCGTGTTCCTCTGTTTAGCGTGTTTAGCGTGTTCCCGGCTTACCCGGTAGTCGAACAATACTCCCCCTTGTGACGGATTGCAAGGGGTGGCATGATGTCACTGTGGGCAGGAGGAAAAATGACCCTTGACGACTGGATCGAATCGAAAGGATTGACACACTCAGAGTTTGCGCGTATGTGCGGCTGTTCTCGTGAAGCTGTGACCCGCTGGGTGACTGGCTCAAGAGCACCATCGCCTAAGTGGCAGAAGGTAATTGAAAGAGTAACCAAAGGGCAAGTAGCTATTGGTATTTACGATTGGATGTCTGATAGGGACAAGGTGTATCTGCTGCTGTATCGCCAAGGGTTCACTATTAGTTCTGCGGCAAAGAGGCTCAAGATTCATCGCAATACTTTGGCGAACTACTTGAACCGCAAGAGCCTTACGCCGTGGCGCATCGTTCAAAAAATTCATAAATTAGCGGGGTTGACACATGATTGATGCAGTGATTGTTGGCAAGCCGGTCAGCAAAGGAAGGCCGCGCTTTGGTCGTGCCAAGAATGGCAACATGGTCGCTTACACGCCTTTCAAGACTCGCAAGTACGAGCAGGAAGTTAAGTCGCTGTTCCAGATTGCTATGTTTGGTAAGGCTATGCTAGAAGGGCCTGTTAAGGTCACGATCACAGCTTACTTCAACAGCAAGAAGAAGACGGGCTGGCACACCTCTCGACCGGATCTTGACAACATCATCAAGGTAATACTGGACTCCATGAACGGCATCGTTCTGCAAGATGACGCCGCTGTTGCTCAAATTATTGCTAGCAAGCAGTACGACGAAGGCGAAGAGCGGGTCGAGGTTCAAATCGAAAATGTCTGACAACTTCATCGAAGACTATGCCGCCAAACTTGTTGATGGCGGTTACCGAATCATTCCCATCATGCCGGGTACTAAGCGACCGGGGCGCTACTTTGAAGGCGTCTGGGGGGAACTGCCGCGCTGGACAGAAATCAACGCTGCTAATACCCATATCGACATCTGGACCAAGTGGCCCGGTTGCGGCATCGGCATCCTGACAGGGGAAGTCGTCGCCATCGATATTGACGTATTGGACGAAGGCGTTGCCCTCAAAGTCGGGGAGGTGTTCCAAAACAAACTCGGCCAGACCGATCTCATCCGCATCGGCAAATCCCCCAAGGCCCTGTACCTGTACCGGACACTGGAGCCCTTCAGTAAGATCTCCTTGCACCCTATCGAAGTGCTTGGGGTCGGTCAGCAGTTCGTTGCCTACGCCTATCACCCGGAAACCAACAAGCCTTACGCATGGCCGTTCGACGCACCGCACCAGACGCCCGTAAACGCCCTGCCAATCGTGACCCGTCAGCAGGTGCTGGAGGCCGCTGAAGAGGCTTATAACGCTTTACCGCCCAATCTGAGACGTAAGAGACTGGTCAGCACGCTTCTGGCCGAAAAGGATCTTAAAACCTCCAACGATGGGCTCGTGGGCACTCTGACAGCGGTCGAGGACGCCCTGAAGTATGTACCTAACCCAGACCTCTCGTGGGACGACTGGAACCGTATCGGCATGGCCATCTATTGCGCCACCGAAGGTAAGGGGTTGCACGTATTCGATCAGTGGTCGCGAGCCTCCGGCAAGTACAACAGCCTCGAAACCAGTCAGCGCTGGGATCATTACAGCAAGTCGCCGCCTAGCAAAATCGGCGCAGGAACCCTCTATTACTACGCTCAGCAAAACGGCTGGGTGCCCCCAACCCATATTGACCTGAATCCCGTCAAGGCGGTTAAGCTCGTTGACCTTACCAATCTTAAGGAACCTAAGAAGACTCAAAAGAGCACCAAGGAAAACTTCCCGCATGTATGGTTCGATACCCCGTCTCTCGTAGGCAGGGTAACCCGCTGGGTCATCAACACTGCTCAGCAGCCGCAGCCGACCTTTGCGCTCGCTAACGCCCTCGTTATGTTCGGTGCCATCTTTGGGCGGCGGTACGCCATGGCCGATCTCGGCACACGCTGCAACCTGTTCGCAATCGCCGTTGCCAAACCCGGAGCAGGTAAAGACCACTCCCGGCAGCGCGTCAAAGAGTTGATGATTGCAGCAAACCTCAATCAATTAATCTGCGGGGATCGCTTCAGTTCAGGCGTCGCTATCTTACGCACCCTGTTCGACTTCCCCTCGCGTATCAGCCACCTTGACGAAATGGGCCTGTACCTTCAGAGCCTGACCGCCAAGAACGCTGCAAGCCATCAACGCGACATCATCAAAACCCTGCTTGAGATTTACTCCAGCAGCAACGGTATCTATCACGGACAGGAATACGCCGATTCAACCAATCGTGTGCGCTTCGACATCAATCAGCCTAACTTCAACTTCTTTGGCACTACAACCCCGCGCACGCTGATCCCGGCACTCAACCACGATATGGTGGATAACGGCACGATGTCGCGCATCCTGCTTGTGCCGCCCTTTGAAGACTTCCCAGACTCCTGCGTACCGGCCCGCATTCCGCCGCCAGAAGAACTGGTCAAGGACATCGCAGACTCCTACGCAGTTGTCCCGCCTAATGCAGGGAACCTGAGTAACCAAGTAATGATCCCTAACGCATCAGTCGAGCCCATTCCGGTCATGTGGGATAAGGAAGCTTTCACAGAGTACGAAGTCGTCAAGAGATGGCAAACCCAACAGTCCCGCAAGGACGAACATATCTGGGTGCGTTTCTCCGAAATGACTATCAAAGTCGCCATGATCGAAGCCATCGCACGCAACCCGGTTAGCCCCATCGTCACTTTAGAAGTCTTCAAAATGGCTAACGACTTTTGCCGCTGGAGCTTCAACTACACCGAAGATCTGCTCGTGCGGGAAATCTCAGAGAACGAAACCGAAGCCTCGCACAAGCGCATCCTGAACTTCATCCGCAAGCAAGGCGACCTCGGAGCCAGCAGTACTCAACTCGCCAAGTCGCTCCAAGGCATGAAAGCCCGCGACCGCAACGAGATCCTGCAAACGCTCCTAGAGGCAGGCGACATTGTGGAAGAAGTCATCAAGGCGAATGGCCCCGGACGGGATCGCCGTGTTTATCGTGTCAGGGCAAAGTGACAAAAAAAATCCCCGGAGGAACTTTCGCTCAACTCCGGGGCAACCTGATTTACAGGAGAGTGTCACGAGATAGCACAGGGGGATCTTACCCCCTCGGATCTTGATTGGCAAGCCATGAGACGTACCACAACGTCTTTCTAGCGTCCTGCTCGGGGGCATCCTTATGCCCAAGCCTCCAGATATACGCCATAGCTGTACCCTTCAGAAAACCCCGCCATTCCTCCTCGGTCAGCATCGACCGTATGGCATCAATACACTCAATCCCGCCCTTCTTGTAGTGGCTCGGGTTCACGGGATCGCTTGTTCTTTCGTCGCTTGGCGGCGCTGAGCTTTGCCATTCGCTTATAGTGCTCCTTGGGACGTCGCTTCTTAGCTCCTCTAGCAGCGCTGCCACCTCGGCTTCCGATAGTCGCAAGGTATTCTCGGACGGCATCTTTACCCTCTTTCATTTTGAATAAACTCCACTTCACTTCTAACTAAATCAACCACTTTATTCCAAGGAGAAATCATGTTCTCTCTCTGAAAAATCTTCGTCCTTGGATACCACGCGCTCGTGTCACCGATTTTGTTTCCCCAGTACCACAGCTTGTTGGCATCCATGAGCAAGACCCGCTGCCCAAGCGCTCCGGCCAAATGCACCGTTGTGCTGCTGACCGCCACGACAACATCGCAGACCATGAGCAGTGCGGCGAGACCCTCAAAGTCTTTCCATAAGTCCACCGAAGAGGTAAGGACGTTGGTGCCATGCTCTGCGTTGAAGAGGTCTGTGTCAGACTTCTTGAAGCCGTACTGAACATTGACGACCTTCCTGTTAGGCCCGTTGATAATTGGTAACAACTCGACCAGTGGAATGCTCTTGTGCGGGCCAATCTTCATCGCAGTGCTTAACCACGATAGCCCCACCACAAAGTCCCCCGGCTGAATACCCAACTCTACTCTCAATTGCGCTACACGGTCAGGGTCAGCCTTCAGAAAGGGCGAATTAACGTGACGGGGTATGTCCTCCACCTCTTGAATGAAATGACCCCCAATCGACGCAAATGGCAAGTGCGAGTCATGTCGATCCTTCGGGATCTTGTCCATCTGAGACTGAAAAACAATGTCTGGCATCGACCGGCTGAAAATAGAAATCAACCGGGGGTCAACCATCGCCGTGACATGATCAGTACGCTCGCGAACCGCTGGCAGCAAAGACCCGTAAATGATCTGATCGCCAATGCCCTGCTCGCCCCATACCAGCACAGACCGTAGCCCCGTGTCCTTCTCCCACTCCGGCTTGTCAGTTTGCAACGGACGCGACTTGAACCGCTCGCTCTTCCACCTGCGGTTATACAACGGCCAGCCCGTCTTGAAGTCATTACGCTGCAAAGCCAACAAACCCAAGATCCAGTTCGCATTGGCATCGTCGGGCGCAATCTCGTTGGCAAGCCGGAAGTTCTCCTCTGCCTTGTCCCAACGCCGCATCTCCCACTGGGCCGCGCCACGCTGAATCACAGCATGTAAGTACTTCGGATTCTTCTCCAACGCTTTCGTAAAGTCCTCAATCCCATCGTCGTACCGCTGCAACTCAGCCTTGCAGATACCACGGTTCACAAAGTCGTCCGCGTCCTTGGCACCCCGCCGCTCCGCAGCCTCGTAGTACTTGATGGCCTCCTCAAACTTGCGCTGCATCTGAAGCAACCGACCCTTGGCCCGGTACGCAACAGGATCCTTCGGATTCAAGGCAATGGCATGGTTAGTCAGATCCAAGGCTTCGGCATACTTGCCCGCCTGAAACGCCGTCTCAATCGCCTTAATGGCTTTAGCGTGCTTGCTCATACCATCGCCGCCATGGCCATCCATTCCTTGCCGTACTCCACATGCGTCCAGTCCTTGAACAATGGAGTCCCGCGAGTCATGTGCACCGCTATCGGGTTCGGGCAGTCATTGCGGCTGTACCACCCCTCCAAATAGTTGTACGCAATCGGCAAGTGCCCGATCACATCGTCCGTTAGCCACTCAAACCTATGAAGATACGCGGGTGTGGCAGTGTTCACAATCTCTGGCGTTAATCGCTTAACTTGTTCATGCTCACAGTTGATGAACATAAAGCTTGACCAGTTCTTTCGGGGATATTGATGTTGCGCCTTGTTATCCATTTTGATCGCTTCGGTAGGCCGGTAGTCGTGCGGTACAACGAAGCACGCTTTTGCCCCGTCGGCGTAGTCAAGCAAAGTCGCGATGTCCCCCCGGAAAAGAAAATCGCAGTCGCAAAACAAGGCCCAGCCGGAATACCCCGCGAGATATGGAGTCAAAAACCGCGTGAGGCTGAACTCCGTGCTCGCCAACGAATCAACCGGACGCCAGTAGCTGCCCTGTTCGCGCAACTCGTGCTGCTTTATCGGAACGATGTCGAGCGGGATTGACGAATACAACTCCATCGAATGCTTGGCTACTTGATAAGCCCCGTCCTCACGCCGATCCCAGCCAATAAATACCTTAAGCATTTAAAAATGCCTCCTTACGCGCTGCACCCTTATAGTGCAGAATCCGGGGTACATGACCCTCGGGTGCCTTGTCGGGCAAGCACGCATAATCCATCTCTTCAACTTCGCCCACCAGCTCCGGGTACAGCATGTGCGAGTACACCTTTAGGGCCTCCTGATCGCCATACCACGACTGCAACGGCTTATCCATAAAGCCCATCAGCAACGTCAGGTTTTGCCACTCGCGCCACGACTTCGTGATCGTGAAACACCCCAAGTACGGGTACAAAGTCCCAAGCGGAATGCCGTGATACTTCTTGAATACCCCACCCCGCTGCTGTCCGTTAAAACCCGCGTCCCGGTCAAACGACCGCCGACAGAACACAATCTCGCGCTCCGCCAGAATCGCAGCCGGGTCTAGCGGCAACGCAAACAACATGTCGGTGTCAATGTACGCAGCCGGTTTGGTCAGCCTCGCCTCAGCAAACGCCCTCGTTCGCCAGTACATCATCTGCTCGTAGTTGCCCTGCGAGTACTTGTAGTCATCTACTCCCGGCACCTGCGGAGTCGCATCGTCCGTGCACATAATGACCTCAGCGTCAGGCATCACAGCCTTCAGCGACTGCACCATCTTCGTCGGGAAACTGATGTCAGATCCAACGTGAAAGAAAACAAAACGGCTCATTGTTCATCCCTTACTTCAAGCATGGCATCGGCCACGTTATAAGCGTCTCTGGCTAAATCCCATCGGTTCTCATGCCGACCCTCGTTGCCAGACAAAATGGCTTGTAGCGCCATCGCAGCAAAGTAGTCCCTTGCGCTTAAGTCCGCTATGGGCATCGGCCAACTCTGATCGTCGTCTCTCATAACTCTTCTCCCAAAGGGTCTTTCAACATGATTACCGTAGCCGTAGCAGGCAAGTCCCGATACTTAGTCAGTGCCGCTGCCGCTTGCTCAAGTGCCTGCTGACGAATCAACATCGCCAACTTGCAAATGATCTGAGCATTGCTGCGCTGGGTCACAGCACCCGCCATGTCGTACTCCACAGCCGTCTTCTCAACAAACTCCCAATCAAACACTTCCAGCTTGCCGTCTTGATCGATCTTGCACCAAACGTGCTCGTCGTTCTTGCTCTCTGGTCGCGAAATGAAATCAAACTCTTCACTCATAACTTCACCATCATCCCCTGCCCAGTGGGCAATTCCAAAATACGTTCTAACTTCTTAGACAAAAACTTCTGATGCGCCAGCGCCGAATTCCGATACCGCGCAAACCCGTAGTCATCAAACACAATGATCCCGCCCCTCGACATGCGCTCGTACACTTCCGGCATCACATGCGCTTCAGCCTCGGCACTGTTCAAGTCAATATGGGCAAAGCAAATCTCATCCGGTAAATGCTTCGGAATCGTATCCGTCACGCTGCCGGGGCACACAAAAGGCTCAAAGTCCGACATGCGTTTCGCTACCAACTCTTCCAACTTTGGGCCGTGTAGCGCCTTTTTATGATCACCAGCCGGGGCGTCAAAGTAGTCAAACAAATACAAAGCCTTATACTTGAGCAAGTCTTTATTGTATGTACAAAAAACGTGTGTGCTGCGGGCCTCGTAACACCCAATGTCTACCACATCACCGGCAACATGCGCGGCCTGAGAAAGTGCCCAGCACAAATTGTAGATACGCCATGTCCGTGCGTGCAGAGTGTGATCGCCCATGTAAGGACGCAAAGCCTCGGCAAATTTCTTATCTTCAAGAAAGAAAAGATTGCGAAACCACACCACCAAATCATCGTGCATCGTTGCCGTAGTGTTCGGATTTCCGATCTTCAACTGGCTCGCCAAAGACACCATCGTCTTGTGGAACAACTCCATGCCCTCGCGATCAAAAGACTCTGCGTAGTCCTTGTTAATCAGCAAACAAGCCGGGTTAATTATTTTCATATATCAAACTCTGCTTTAAATGTGTCCCGGTCTTGAATAGACGCTTCAATACGTCGCCGTAAGTAAACGACCTCAGCCTGTAGAGCGAGCATTTCTTTAGACACTAAATCAGCTTCAGCCCACAAGCCCTGCTCGCGGATCTTAGCCAGCGCCAAAAAAACGTCGTCGCCCCATATGTTTTTCATGGCTCTTCAAACTCAAACCATTCGCGGATTTCCAGCATCACTTCCTTAGTGATTGCGTAATGAATCTGCTCCTCTGTCGGCGCATCGTTATGTTTTTTCGCTCGTTGTAACCCTTTTTCAACACCAGACTCAACGCACATCTGAATCAACTTGTAAGTGTCAGGTTTCATGTCTCACCCCTCGCCCGAATCGCGCCTATTGATACGTTGCCTGTTGCAGGGTCTATCTGCATTCGCCCATGCGTTTGCGATTCAATCATTGCGGCTTGCGTGGCATACGGTTGTTCTTCACCCCTCGCCCGAATCGCGGCGGCACAGTCAAACTCAGCAAACGCAAATCCGTGGCCACGCCCCAAGTCCTCACACACCTTCGCACACGCCTCTCTTTCTCGCTCGGCAACGAGGGCGGCGAAAGTTTCTAACCGCTGCACCTCCACCGCGTGTAAAAGTGAATACTCTGTCCACCCTGCCTCACGCGCCATGTTAATAATGTCGTCGCGGGTCATCGCGGTTGCTCCTTCTTCATCACCGCCACTTCAGTCCACGCGGCCACATGCACCGGCTCGTTGTCGTCCGTGAGGCATAGTGAATACATGCCGTCAATGCGTTTAAAGTTCAGTTGAGTGCCGTCAGACAATTGAATGCGCGAGTCTCGCGGTACGTCATAGAGTTTCATTGCATCTGCTCCTTCCACAGCCTGTAATCGTACTGCTTGATCCCACGGTACACCGCCGTCGATAAATGGTAGTGCGGAATACCCCACTGTTGGATCAAGTCTTTGTATTTGACGTTCCTACCGTTCGCCCGACGCTTACGATCAAGCAGGATCTTGTACTGATCAAATGACAGCGTTACCTTCGGGCATCTCATCGTCCACCGTAATACTTCAAAACAATCTTTAAGGCATCAACATGACGCTGGATCTCAGCAACGTCTTTGGCCTTATCCGTATCAAAGATCCCGACACCCTTGCCGCTCTTTCTGGCCTTCAAATCACGCTTCAATGAGTCCAATACGCTTTTAAGATCACCGCGAATAATTGCGTCCAAACCCTGCGAGCATATTTCTACCTTCATGTCATACGCCCCACAAAGAAGCCCACCGTAAACACAACCACCGATAGCGCAATCTCCGCCACCAGCACCTTATCGCCCAGCTCATCACGGTCGCGCTCCATTTGCTTGATCTGCTCCTCAAGCCCGCGAATCTCAGCCCGCAGCCGGTCGTGTGAGTATTCCAGCTTCACCAGTAGTAACCCCCCAACTTGCGGCGACTACAGCCCCAATTCGGCGGCGGTACATGATCCCAGTCGCTCCAAAACTTAACGCGCAGTCTCGCCTTCCAACTTTGGTACCAGTTCATTTGGATCCGTCCTCGCTAGTTCGATTTCTAGTAATCGTATTTCGCGCTGCTTTGCGTAAATCTGCTCCAGAATCACTTCGGCTTTGGTCTTTCGCCACCGCCCGGAAGCTACTCTGCTGTCTGATTGATCGTCTCGCTCTTTCGATTCCATCACATAACTCCCTAATTAGAGTCTGTATCTGCCTTCGTTGCCGATCACGCCGCCGCTTCTCTAGCCAAGCCCTCGCCTGTTCAGCCGTCGCCTTCTGAGTCGGGCCGTTTTTGCGCCGGTATGAACACTTCCCCGCATGCTCCGCCCCACATTCTGGGCAACGGCGCACCACCTTCTGAGCAAGCCCACGCGC